GAGCTTGCCCCAAGACATACTCGCCAAGGCGTTCCAGTGAAAACCTACATTCTCTTTAGCGGCATTGGGATTGAGCGGAATGAATTTGCCGTCCTTATTGAGAAGCCTTCTCATTCGGTCGCTATCCTCGAAATATTCGCCGCATTCGGGGCATTTTAACGCCGTTGAATGGTTGATTTTTGCAAAGTCATATTCTCCATTTTCGTCTTTGCAATCGTCGTCCCACTCGACGTGTTCCCATTTGTAGGGAATGTATTTTTGGCACTTTGGGCATTTATAGTGCCATTCGCGCATATCGGTTGTTTCAAACTTGCGATGGGTATCGTCGTTTTCCTCTCCACCCTGAGACATAAAAACGCATTTGCCGAGCCACCCGAAAGCCGT